TTGAGATTTTCAAAGAACCCGCGCGCGACAGAGGTTTGGCGTGACGTGGAAGACGACATTCTCCGAGATTTGTCTATCGGTTATCGGATAGACACGTATGACGAGGAAGAAAACGACATCGTTCGTGTCACGAGGTTTACGCCTCTTGAGGCGAGTCTTGTAACCGTACCTGCCGACAGTCGCGTGGGTGTAAACCGTAACCATCAAGAGGTTAAGAAGATGACTGATGAAGTCAAAACTGATGGTCCTGCCGAAACTGAAACGCGGCAGGCCACTCCCGAAGTAGGGAGCGAATTAAAACTGTTCAGCCTGAAGGTTGAGCGTGAACGCAAAGAAGGCGCAAAGATTGAATCAAAGCGCCGTGAAGATATTGCTGACTTGTTCTCGCGGTACGAAGACAAGTATGGCGATACCTTTGAAGACCTGCACCGTGCCTGTGAGAGCTCTCCTGACATCTCGGTTGACAAGGCGAAAGAGGCCATTCTCGACGCTATTGCAGAGGGGTTTGTTTCAGTCGATGTCAGTGCGCGACAGTCTGAGGGCAGCGCCTTCAACAATCTGCCGAAGTTCAACAAATCACCGCGTATCGAAGCGGGTGTTGACCAAGCTGACAAGTTCAGCCGTGCAATGGAAACCAGCTTGCATATTCAGGCAGGCAACAAGGTTGATGATGCTGCACGCGAAGAGTGCCGAAGCACCGAATGGTATTCGATGTCAGTGGCCGACATGGCACGCAACTACCTGCGTATGAATGGCGAACGGGCTGTTGGTGAAAAGCACCAGATCATTGGTCAGGCTATGAAGCGTTCACCGTCACATAGCTCAAGCCATTTCGCCAGTGTTCTGGAGAATGTGGCTAATAAATCCATGATTGATGGGTTTACTGATGCAGATGAGACTTGGAATCGTTGGGCTAATACCCGCAGTGTTCCAGACTTCAAGGCAACCAGCTTGCTCAATATGTCCTTGTTCACCGATCTTGATCAGGTGCGCGAAGGTGCCGAGTACGAATATGGCGACATGAGTGATCTGAAAGAGACCATTCAGCTTGCCACATACGGCAAACTGTTTGGTATCACCCGCCAAGCCCTTGCAAATGACGATCTCAATGCCCTGGGATCGGTTCCGCGTGCGATGGGTGCTGCTGCTAATCGCAAGATTGGCGATACTGTCTATGCGGTGCTGACTACTGGCTTGAGTACGACGATGCTGCAGGATTCAACGGCGCTGTGGGATGCGGCAACGCACGCCAACTACGTTACCTCTGGTGCTGCACCGTCTGTAACCACGCTGAATGCAGCCAGGGTAGCGATGGCTACTCAGACTGACCCGCAAGGCAAAACCATTGGTTTGCGTGGGCGTCATCTGATTGTGCCGATTGCGCTGGAGACCACTGCTGCTGTCTTGATGGCTGCACAGTACGATCCTGCCGGTTCTGCCGGTACGTTGCCGCCAAACCCATTCCAGGGGTCGCTGATGGTAACGGCGGATCACCGTCTGGATACGTTTAACTCCTCTGGCTGGTTTGTTGCTGGTGCAACCAATCAGGTTGTTGTTGGTTTCCTCAACGGTCAGCAAACGCCGTATATGGAAAGCAAGGATGGCTGGAGCATTGACGGCATAGAGTACAAGGTGCGTTGTGACGTTGCTGCTACCGCAGAAGACTATCGCGGCCTCTACTATAACGATGGTGTCACCTAATCAATTAGGTGAATGATTTGCCCTGGGCAACCAGGGCATTGCCTTAGACTTTTTGGAGATTTAGAAATGGCTACAGCCACTTATGTAAAGGGCGAAAAGTCCACCATTGATTACACTTGTACGGGTGCGGTCGTGGTTGATGAGATTCGCGTGTTTGGTTCGACCAATGCTGCAGGGTGCAGCGTTGGTGTTGCTCAGGTTGCCGGTGCTACTGGTGACGTTATTGCTTGCAGTATCGAAGGTGTCTATACGATGCCTGCTGCTACTGGCGCGGTTATCGTGCAAGGTGAGACCGTCAACTGGGATTCGTCAATTGCCAAGGTTGAGGATAACGCTCATACCGCAACCGGCGGCGATGTTGAAGATTTTGGCATTGCGATGGATGCAAAAGCGGCGGCTGGTACTGCCACCACGGTGGTAGTTAAGTTGCTGCCTGGCAATGGTGCTTACGCAACCAGTTAATGCGTATTGATCCCCCGGCGCAATGCCGGGGGTTTTCAAGCGTTATTCATCTTAGGGGTGGTGTATGCCGTGGCTGCATAACAATAAGTTTCTGAAGCTGGGTTTGCTTGAGGACTCAACGCACCAGACAGAGGCGGAGGCAATGGGCTTGCTAGCGCCTTTTGCTTCGATGGTTAGTGTCAGAGCCCTATTCCAGCGCCTATTCTCCACCGACACCAGCTTAGGCGCAGACGCCACATACGCTCGTGCCAGTACCGCGATGGTGACAGACCATGAGGATATCCTGCGCGAAGTACCAGCAAACGCCGCCCGCTTCGATGGGGCGCGGGTGGTGCGGAATCTTGTAACCGCTTCAGAAGATTTACAGGACGCTAGTTGGATAACGTCAGGAACAGCTTCTGCTACTGCGGCAGATACAGTTTCTCTGCCCGCCACAAACGATCAGCTATATAGTAAATTTTTTATAAATCCAGAAAGTTTATCATTTGTTGTTAGGGTTAAGTTATCGGGAGCTGGAACAACTAGGCTAAGAATCATAAGCAATGCGATTGGCGAAGTAAGTGGTATCAATATCACTTTGACAAGCACTCCAACTGTTTATTCAGTTGCCGCATCATTCGCCGCAACTGATACAGGTGATGCAACAATTTCAATACTAAAAGCGGCTGGGTTAACTGCAACCGAAGTTACTGTTACGGAAGCGCAAGCCGAAAACACCACAGGTTCAGACGACCCGACACTCCCTGGTTCTTATGTTTCCGTTGGGGTGGCTACGGGTGATGAGCTTGTAACTGATGGCGGATTTGATGATGCCGGCGAGTGGACGCTTGGTTCACAAGCAAGCGTTTCAGGTGGTGTGCTGACACTCACTGGGAACGGCACATATAACGCGGTATTTCAGCAAGATGTTGGCGCAATTGTTGGGAAAACTTATGTGATTGTGTATGAGGTGGTAAGTAATTCTTTGGTTGGGACAGGGCAGCAGTTTTTAATTTCATCATTGGGCTTTACTGGGTCGACAGATACAGCACCCTCCACGGTTGGAACGCATACTCTTGTTGAGGTTGCCGCAAGCACAAATGATTTGCGACTTCTTTTAAACAATACGCAGACGAGTGGCTCGCTTGTTCTTGATAACGTGTCTGTCAAAGAAGCCTCACACGGAGCATTTGTCGATGGCGTCCTGTTCTCGCCGCGAGTGAATGGCAATACAGTCGCAAGTAACGTAGTCACCGAGGCGACCGGCGCACTCATATCGCCCGCGCCAAGTCTGCTGATGGAGCCTGCGGCGACGAATCAACTACTCAATTCAACCGCGCCCGCAACGCAGACAACTGGATCACTAGGGACCGGCGATTATGTGTGCTGGATGGAAGGTTCTGATTCTGTCGCAGTCACTGCTGGCACGGCCACGATAACGGGCGGAGGTACGGCAACCGACGGAACGCCTGACCTGTTCACGGTGACAGGCGCAGGAACGGTAACGGTAACCGTTACCGGCTCGCCTGATCGATTCCAGCTTGAGGCCGGATCGGTGCCAACCTCGTTCATTGAAACGGCTGGCGCAGCAGCAACCCGCGTCGCTGACACGCTTAGCTACCCGCTGACCACGCCGCAGAGTGAGGGTATGGCTATTTGCAAGCTGCAATTCGGCTTCGATGCGGCAAGTATCCCTGCAGGCAATTTCGGGATTCTGTCTGCGTCATCAGCAACGCCTTACACATGGCAATATTTTGATCTTACGAATTTCAAAGTAAATGATGGGTCAACGAATGGATTTATTGCACATTCGATTTCTGCTGATACAGATATGTTCATCGCCACATACTGGAATTCGACGAAGTACGGAATGGGCAGAAATAAAGCTGGGTCATGGTCTTGGGGGAGTGAAAATAATTATGATGGGGCGTTTGTGTCAAACGACCGGGTTTCAATAGGCCAAGGGAATACAGCGGGGCCGTTATTGATTGAGTCAATTGCAGTCTACAACACCGATGAAGGCACCGATTGGATCGAGGACAATTTCTAGCCATGAGCAAAGACACTTGGATCATTTGCACGCCCTCGACCTGGGATGCCATAGCCCCGCTAGAAGGGGAGACCCCGCCGGTCTGGGCTTATACCTACGACAACGCGGTGACAGGCTTTTGGAAGTCTTCTGGGAGCCGTGAAGTCTACAACGTCATAGGCGGCACCGAAGCAATACAGGCTTTGATTGACGCCTTAGAGGCGCACACAGCAGGCAGCGTTGCTGCTTCGTATTCATGGGAGCAAGGTCCGGCTACAGACTCGCTCGACTTCTGGCCGACAGACCCGACAGAAGTGCTGGCGCTGATGAAGGATCATGTCACATACGATCAGGACGGCAATCCAACTGGCTCTACACCACCGACCATCGAGAATCCCAACTGGGCGCATGTTTTCCTAGGTCAATCACCACGTATCTTTGCTGGTGAGTTTTCAAACGAATTTACGGGTGAGTTTCTATGACGATCAAAACCGCTGACGAACTGGCAACCGATTTTGCTGACGGCCAATTGCGTGGCGTGACTGCTGAGAAGGTGCGCAACTTACTTGACTCGCTCAATTCCGTTGGCGGCACGCTGTACGGCAACGACGACGACACGGTTGCCCTCACTACCGCATGGCAACCGTTCGAGTGGTTCAGCAATTCCATTGACACGAAGGGACTGACCGAAGATCTGACGCAGGGGCATTTCATCCTGGCCGCTGGTGCCGATGGGGTTTATGCCGTGGACGTTTCCCTGGGTCTGTTTTCTAACATCGCGGGATGGGTGGAAATAGCTGTAACCAAGAACGGTGGGCTGACGCCTTACCGCAGCCGCAGGACGCTCACAGCGGGCGGCGATGGGGTGATGGGTATCGTGGCATCTGGGAACCTCGTAGCAGGCGATACCGTGGGCTTGGCGGTACGTGCAAGCGGGACCGCAACGATAACTCTGCGCAATGGTCAATTCCGTGCTGTAAGAATCTAGGTGGACATAGAAACGCATGGCGGTCAAAAAGTAATAACTATGAACACAGAGCATGACTATCAGGCTGGGCTACGTGACGGGAAAATCGAGGCAATCGAAGCGATGGTTGCCCAGCATTCTGAGCGGTTGAACGGGCACGAGGACAGGTTTGTATATCTTGAGCGGATCATCTGGGGCTTGGTTGGGGCGATTGCCTTGATGCAATTCTACCCAGACCTGAAAGCGTGGGTGGGATCATGAAGCAGTGGATTACAGGGAGTCTGATTGCCATCATTCTTGTGTTGTCAGTTTGGGATGCAATCAGTGATTCTACCGAACAACATTATCATGACGACTTCTTCAATGAGGTACGTACGTTCATGAATATTGGCGGCAGGAATACCGCCGCAATGGGCGAGCGTAGGGACAAACTGCTAAGCGAGCTATGTTTTCAACAGAATGAGATTGCCGGGGAGCTTTACATCGATCAGATAAATTGTGAGGTGCCAGAATGAACAGGCGAGACTTTGAGGCGAAGATTTTGCACATGATTGCTGACCATCCTCTACGGACGGTGGGTGGTGCGTTCTTGCTGGGTGGCGCTGTTGTTCTGGTGATAGGGCTGATCGTATGACCGATGCTTTTTTACGTCTTACTAATATTGTGGTTCTTGGTCTTGTTGTGTTTTCACTTTTTGAAAGCGGATTAATATGAGCTTCTGGTCTGTGATCCCAATCATTGGCGACCTCGTTGGCGGCTATCAGAAGGGTAAAGCCGCCCAAGAGGATAACGCGCATGCTGAAGAGATGGCGAGCCTGCAGCAGTTCGCCGCCGAGTTCGGCAACGGACGCACGTGGTTCGATTCCCTGATTGACGGCATCAACCGTCTGCCCAGGCCCGCAGCACTTGCGATGATCGGTTCCTATTTCTATATGAGTTGGAACGATCCGGCGCAGTTGGCCGTGATCAACGGCGGGTTGCAGACCATTCCTGAGCCGATGTGGTGGCTATTGACGACCGTCATCATGTTTTATTTTGGTGGCAGGGTCGAACACCATTGGCGCAAAGACAAGGGGTTCGGTAATGCAGCAGAGGCCGCGACAAAGCTGGTACTGAACAAGCGCAAGGCATCTGATTGGCTGCAAGATAAATTCCCAGATGTGCAATTAAAAGTAGGTGTGGTAATCGATGGCCTGGATATCAAACACATGGCTCCAGTTATTACTGCTGCTCGCAATTTATATAACGCTCGTGGTGTACCTCTCGTGATTACCTCGGCTATCCGGCCAAAGTCGGATAAGTCGCTGCACGATGAAGGGCTTGCCCTGGATCTACGTTCGCGCACCTTGAGCGACCCACAGGCCGTAACGGCTGCGCTGAGTACCGCGCTTGGTGAGGATTACGACGTGATCTTTGAGGGCGGAGCCACCGGAGGCGCGCACATCCATGTTGAGTATGACCCCAAGGGCTTTTTCCTTGGCGAGATGATTGGCGGATGAATTTGGAGCAGAGATAACGCTCCGACAGTGGTTGCTGCTCTGGTGGATTTTCCACAGCCTCGCCCCGCAGCGAGGTAGGGCAGCAGCCTCTAATGATGAGGCTTTGCGGGAGGCCGATTTTGTAGAGGTGAATGACATGGCTGATTCAGCAAATGACAGCTCAGAAGTCGTAAAGGAACAATCCGAAGCAGTCGCTGCGACGGATTTGGTGGTCAAGGGTAATGGCCCCGCATTCTATACCAATGCCGGATACGCCGAATCTTTGGCGAATACGCAGGCAATGAACCAGTTGCGTATGACCTTGCTGGGTAAAGTGTCGGAGTCGATTATCTCCGTCAGTCCGGCAGAAGGTGGGCAAGACGTTGCTGCGCTGGGGATGCTCGCTAAGATGTTCCAGACGACTCCCCCGGTAACGGGTTAAGAAATGAGTAGGGGCGGCGAGCAAGTGCTAGTGACTGCGGGGCTAATAGCCTTGCTTGCTGCCCTCGTTTTTTTACCGAATTGGGCAGGTATGTTTGAAACATTCCTGCGAATGCAAGCATATCAAATGGGGTATTCAAGATGAGTGAAAATGCAAAAGGTGAAGTGGTTAAGGTTGTGGCTGAGCAGTTTAATGAAGCCGAGGAGCGTATTAGTTACGTCACTGCAGAATGGTACGGCATGGCTAATGCCCAGGCGAACGCTCTAAGCATGGGGCTTGCTGGAGCCGTGGTAACGGTGGCAAATGAAGGCGCCAAGGCAAAAGAAGCGCTCGGGAAAATGCCCGGACTTGGTGATAAGCCAAAGGGAAACCCGACCCGCTAAGGGTCAGCCAGTGGTTCATCGACAAGCACGGTGTTGAATTGGGGCTGTTGATTGGGACCATCGAGGGTGACCCCGGCAACCAGCAGCAGACCAAGCCAGATTCAGATGATGTGTACCGCTGGACCGAGATGGCAGGCGACATGGTTGAGGATATTTTGAGGAAGCATAAATGAGCTGGGAAAACACAGAGTCAGCAATGGTTGATGCTGTTTATTCTGGCCTTGGTCAGCTTGTGACCTATAAGGAGGTAGGTGAGACTGCTGTCTCGATTTATTCAATATTTGACGATGGAAATTCGTTGTTTGGTGTTGCAAGTGAAACATCGGAAGCGTTAGCCACTGCGCATGTAAAGGTGAGCGACATAACTATGCCGGGGCGTGGTGACTTGCTTACACTGGCAAGCACAAAGGTTTATGTCGTGGATAGTGTTGAGAGAAAAAACAATACCGAATGGGCGCTGGTTTTAACGGAGCAGGCTAGATGACAAACCCTGTGACTTATCAAGTATTGGATGCAATACAAACAAGGCTTGAAGCTATAACGGTTGCCAATGGGTATAACACTAACGCCGGTAATCAGGTGCACCTGGGTATGCGCAAGGCCAACCCTGACGATGTTGACACAGGCCCAGTCTTAAACATATACGACACCTCTGATGAGGCAGATGAGACGACAGGATGGGGCGCGGAACCAATACATACGACAATGCGAATTAATGTCGATTCGTTTATTCGCTATGTCGATGCAGAGGTAACACTAACCGCGCATTTATTATTTCAAGACATATTCAATGCTACGCTTAATGTTGCCGACAGGACGTTAAGCGGGCTGGCTCTGGATTTTGGTTATTCAGGGCGAACGGTGGAATACCCTGAACCTGGAGGAGACACGGTATCGGTGTCTGTAGAGTTTACATGTTTAATTCAAATGCCTTACGGCGTGATATGAGGATAGTAAGATGGCGGTAACACGTGGATGCCTCGGCATCATCAAAGTAAAGGATGCGGCGGTAACTTCTGGTGCCACGCAAATTCTCAGGATTCGGGATTGGAACTATTCCGAAACGGCAGAACGTCTGGACTCGTCTGAGATCGGCGATTGCACAAAGCAATATACGGCAGGCGCGGTAGAGACCACGGTAGCGCTTAACGCTTGGTGGGATGCGACTACTGGCGCGAATCAAGAAGAGATGACAGTCGCGAATGATGTGTATATGGAAATCTACCCTGGAGGCACCGGGTCTGGCTCGACCTACTACAAGACGCCAACCGGCGGCGCTAACTTGACGGAGAATTCGCGCACTGGGTCAATTGACGGCATTGTTGAGGCGTCATGGTCATTGACTGTCAACGGCGGGCTGACGACGACCGCTGTGCCATGAGTGCATTTGCCGAGAAGGTTAAGCAGCATTATGCAGGGCTTACCCTGGGATCATTAGAAATCCCTGAGTGGGGCGTAACGATCTATGTGCGACCTGCTACGGTTGGTCAATCAGCGGCAATCCTGGCGGAAAAGGATCAATTCCGCCAGGCGTGTCGTCTTATCCAAGTGCGGGCGAAGAAAGAAGACGGTACACCGATGTTTGACGAATTCGATTTCTCGGCGATGGTTTCTCATGGTGAGGTTTCCATTATCAATCGGTTGGTTGAAGAGATCATATCTATTGGAGATCCAGAGGAAGGCGACGAAAAAAAGCCATAAATGAGCTTGGCGGGCTGTTTGATATGGCCTCCATGCTCGGCATGACTGTGGCGCAAGTCATGGAAATGTCAATTGCGGAATATTCAGGATGGGTAGAGTGGAGTAAAAAGCGTGCCGAAACCAATCGTTCAAGAGATAAGATTACTCGATAAAACCAAAAAGGGTTTTAGTTCGATTACCAGAAGCATGTCTACTTTAAAGGGCGGGCTTGCTGGCCTTGGCGCGGCGGTAAGTGTTGGCGGATTTGCAAAGATTGTGTCTGCGTCTATTGATGCAGCCGACAATATAAACAATCTGAGCATTCGCTTAGGTGCTTCAACAGAGGCACTCTCTCAGTATCAGTTAGTTGCTGAGTCTACAGGCGTTACATTCCAAACCCTGACAACCGGTTGGCAACGCATGACGCGAAGGATCGCAGAGGCGGCAAACGGCACAGGCGAAGCGAAAGACGCATTAAGGGAATTGGGGTTATCTGCTCAAGACCTGAATAATCTAAAGCCTGAACAGCAGTTTGAGCTGATTGCCGACGCAATGGGTGGCGTAGGAAAGCAATCGGATAAAGTCCGGCTGGCCATGAAATTGTTTGATACAGAAGGTGTGTCCCTTCTGCAGACAATGGAAGGCGGATCGGCTGCGATGCGGAAGATGAGAGCTGACGCAGACGCATTAGGCAAAACGCTTGATAAGGAGACAGCGCAGAGCGCAGCAGAAGCAAACAAGGCAATGGTCAGGCTTGGGGCGGTATTCCAGGGAGTTGGCAAGCAAATAGTGGCGGCGCTTGCGCCTGCAATAACTGCTGTTGTCAACTGGCTGACGGTTGCTATTCCTAAAGCGGTTAAAGTGGTTGGGGATGCGTTTAACAGTTTGATTGCTTTTATATCAAAAGCGGGCAGTGGCATTACTTATGTACTTGCCGCTATAGAAAATGATCTGTCCTCCTTAGCAGCAGCGGCTGGGTTCGACACCTTAAGCAAAGGCTTTAAGCGCGCAGCAAATGATTACTATTCGCTATCAAAAAACCTTGAAGGTTTTGCGCTTAGTCTCGGAAAGTCTGCGACTGCACAGGACTTATTAAATGATGCGTTAGGCGACGGTGTAACCTACACCGGCACTTATAATGCTGGGCTTGCTGAGCAAACAGCACGAGAGAAAGAGTTAGCAAAGCAACGCGCCGCCTCTGCGAAACTTGCTCAACAGCGACTGAAGTCAATCCAGGATTATGTAGCAAACCTGCAAAAAGAAGCTGACACGCTTGGATTTACTAATGCTCAATTAAGAGAGTATGAACTCAGGCAGCTCGGCGCGAGCAGTGCACAGATACAATTGACGCTTGGCTTGCAAGCACAGATAGATGCATTCAATGAGCAACAAAAAGCAATGGAAGGCGTGGCGCAATCCAGGGCAGAACTTGAACAGTTTGCATCCGCGTTGACGCGCTCGGTTAACCCGGCGCAGGAAGTTGCTGATCAGTTGGCGAAGATTGAAGATGCATTTGCCGCTGGTCTGATCAGCGCGGATACTTACGGAGAAGCAATTTTTGCCGCAATGGATAACATGGGTGATGCAACTGACAAGGCGGCAGAGAGCGCAGACAAACTCAAGTCGCTTGGTGATGAACTTGGGCCAGTTATCGCTGACAGTTTTGGTGACGCGATCATAGAGGCTAAATCGTTTAAAGATGTGCTGAAAGGATTAGAGCAGGACTTGCTGCGTGTTTTGACTCGCTCCCTGATTACCAGGCCATTGACCGATGCTCTTGGCAATTTCCTTGGCGGTTCCGGTGGGTTTAATATTGGCGCGTTATTTGGCCGCGCAGTCGGTGGGCCTGTCGCATCTAATCAACCCTATGTAGTTGGCGAGAATGGCCCAGAGTTGTTCGTGCCTTCAACTAACGGACGTATAGAAACCAATACACCGGGCGCGACCATTAACGTGGTTGTGCAGGGCGTGCAAGATGCTGGCTCTTTCGTGCGCAATCAATCACAGGTGGCCCGGGCGGCAGGGCTGGCACTTAGACAGGCACAGGCGGCTGTATGACACATCTAACAACCTCGTTTCCTGCGTCGCTGTCTTATGGTTCAGCGGGTGGGCCGATCTATCAAACGACTGTGGTGAGGGCACATAGCGGGAAGGAAGAGCGCAATCAATCCTGGACATATCCGCTGCACCAGTATTCGGTTGACCTAGGAAACCGCACACAGACCGAACTTGAAACACTGAACAACTATTATCATGCGGCGGCAGGCCGGGCCAACACGTTTAACTTTTCAGACCCCAGGGACAGAAAATCCTGTGCTCTATCAGCAACGCCAGCCAATACAGACCAGACGCTGCACACGGCAACGGGTGGCGAGACATCTGTGCAGGTGATTAAGAACTACCCAGCGGGGGGAGTGACCAGGCTGCGCAAGATTACCCGCCCGACTTCTGGCACCCTGGTAGTAGCAATAGATACGGTTTCCAAAACAAGCGGCGGGGATTACACGGTGAATTACAACACCGGGGTGATTACGCTAGCGACAGGTCTGGCCACTGGTGAGGTGGTTACAGCTGGGTATGAGTTCGAGGTACCTGCCCGATTTAACGTGGACAACCTTGACTTTGCAATCAACACTGCCAACTGTGACAGCGGGCTAATTGGCTCGCTTGCCTGTGAGATTGTTGAGGTGCGCGAGTGACTACCCTCGCCTCATGTTGGAAGGTCACGCGGAAAGACACCACGGTATTTGCTTTCACTGACCATGACGTTGACCTGCTCATTGGCGGTACAACCTATAAAGCTGCCATAGGTTTTGTTCCTTCTGCTATCGAGCGCGGGACAGAGCTCAAGTCAGATAACCAGACGCTGACCGGCCTCATAGACAGCAGTGATATTACCGCCGCAGATATGCGCACTGGTAAATGGGATGGTGCAAGGGTTGAAATAATAGAGGTCGACTGGTCTGCGCTAACTAGCGAACGCACCTTGCTTGTCGGGTTTCTCGGTGCTGTTGAGTTAATGGATGATCAATACAGCACAACGTCTAACAGCATGGAATCAGAGTTACAGAAACCGCTAGGACGCACGGTGCAGATCAGGTGCGATGCTGACCTTGGCGATACTCGGTGCAAATATTCACTGAGCGGCGATAGCGGCAGTGTAACTACGGTGGTCGGGCCTCTTTCGTTTATCGATGTGGCAATCACTGAGGCTGATGCTTTTTATAACGGCGGCAAGGTTATTTTTCTAACTGGTCTTAATGCCGGACTAACCTTTGATGTGAAGAGGTATGTTGCTGTCAGTGATACGGTCGAGCTGTATGAGCCCGTACCGTATGATATGCAGATCGGTGACACCTTTGATATCTACCAGGGTTGCGACCGGACGCTTGCAACCTGCAAAGCCACTTTTTCCAATGTCGATAACTTCCGTGGGTTTCCACATGTGCCTGGGATCAAAGACTTGATTGGCAAAAATGTTACGTGACATGATCATCTCATCCGCTAGAAGCTACCTCGGTACGCCATTCCAGCACCAGGGCAGGACGCGTTACGGGCTGGATTGTGTTGGACTTCTGATCAGGGTGGCGCATGACTTGAAACTGTCTACCTTTGACGTTAGCCATTATGGCCGGGTGCCGAGTGGCCGCATGATGCAGCGGGTGTTAGGTGATGTATGCGACCCGGTAGCCCTTAACGAATTACAAAGCGGCGACATTATTCACATGGCATTTGATACGCAACCGCAGCATCTTGCGATCATTACCCCGTACGGTATGGTTCATGCTGACAATCAGCGCGGGGTGATTGAGCATCGGATCGATGACAAGTGGTTTAATCGGGTGCGTGGCTGTTACGCATTCCCAGGAGTTGATGCATGAGGCTAGCAATAGGGCTTGCAGGCGCTGCAATTGGCAACTTCATTGCTCCGGGTATTGGCGGCCAGATTGGTTTTGCCGTTGCATCCTATGGTGCTGGGGTTCTTCTAGCCGAAGATACTGATGCTTCAGGACCGCGCATCGAAGATGGTTCTGTTACTACATCGGCTTATGGCCAGATACTTCCTAGGGTCTGGGGCGTGTTCCCGGTTGCTGGGAATATAATTGATGCCAGCCCGGTTAGAGAGGTTGCGACCGAAGACGAGCAAAGCGCCAAGGGCGGGCCAACGCATACCACCACAACCTACACCTATTTTTCCGATATGGACATTGCGGTTCATGATGGGGAGATCCAAGCTGTACTGCAGATCAAAGCCAATGGGCGGGTTATCTTTGATGCCAGCCCAACAGCCGGAGTGGTCAAGCCTGACTGGCTAAACTACACACTATACCCAGGCACCGAAACGCAGAACCCAGACCCGACGATGGAAGCGACCCATGGCGCTGGCAATGTACCTGCTTATCGGGGCACGGCCCACGTTGTATTTGAAGACTTCGCGCACTCGGAATTCGGCAACAGCTTTGCTATCAACTTCGAATTCCTAATTGCGGTTGCGGCTACATCCGGGACCACGCTGCAAGCCACGCAGGTTATGGTCACAGGTGAAGACTCAGAGCGGCAAGGCGGGCTAATCGAGCCGCTGACTGATCTGTTGATATTCCCCCTGTCCAGATCTATCGGCCAGACTTACGCGATCACCGCAGTTAATCCACTAACCAGGACGGTTGCATGGCAGACGCCTGCAGGGTCAATTGAAGACTTCAGCAACCCTACGCTTAAACCTAAACTGACCCTGACAGATGTCGGATATATAGCGACGCCTGGAGAGATAGCGGTTATCGCAGGGGAAGAAGGTACGCCTCAATATATCTGGACGATTGACGCTATAAGCGGAGTTGTTACTGACATATCACCTGCGAAGACCAGCACGAAGTATATGCTTGATCTGGTTTACGACTGGTACGATGTAAACCCAGCCGCTAAACCTTTCTATATAATCAACCGTGGTGCGTTCAATGGGTATGACTTCTATTATGGATTTGACACTGAAACCGAAGTAGAGCCGCCAACAGGCTGGTATTTTACCTCTGAGATTTACAGCAGCGGTGAAGGAGATATTCTTGTTTTCCTCGCTGATGCAGATGTGTCTGCGACCGCTTGGGCCATATCCGTTTTAGATTCAACGCTGTTGCAATTTACTACGCCGACCGCTATCAGCAGTGCAGCCTTATACGCTGTGCGTGGTGATGATTCATGGTGGGTGCTTGAGAGCAATACTCCGGCCATCTTCAAGGAATTCGATGATGACGGAACGCTTCTAAATACTGTCAATTTTAATACCGACTATTCGATCAGCGGCACAGTGATTTTAGGCGGGCCGGGTGGTGTGTTCTACCACGCCGGAAACAACACGTTGATGATGCAGATAACGACCAGCGTCTATGAGCTGCGCTTGGATGATCTGACCACAGCCCCTGTTGAATACTCCGGCATTGCTTCGGGTACTTCGCTAACCCTCTATCATTCTGTTTCGGGCCGTGTCTGGTATGGCCCCTATAACGATGAAGACGCACACTCTGCAAATCTGTTTGCTGCATCAGGACAGGTCGCGTCCCTAGATGATGTCGTCAGTGATCTAAGTATTGAAAACACAGAATTAGTGGCTGGTGATATTGATGTAACCGCACTGTCTGCAATTGATGTGCGAGGCATCGGGGTATCAAAGGCGACAAGTCGCAGGGCGGTTATCTCACAGCTACAAATGGCTTACGCGTTTGACTACGTGCCGAGGTCTGGCGACTTGACAGCTATTCTACGGGGTGCCACAGCATCTGTAACACTAACTGAAGATGAGATCGGCGCACACATAGATGGTAGTAGCCCGCCGCCAGCGTGGACGGTAACACGCAGGGCAGGCAACGAACTGCCTGATATGGTTGAGATAACATTCGTCGATCCTGATCACAACTATGAGGCGTCGACGCAGTTAGCAAGGCGGCAAGCATCGACAGGCGGCACCACTGAGCGGGTCAGCCTTGCGATTGCTCTGAGCAATGACGAAGGCGCGCAAATTGCTGATGTATTTCTGCACCTTCTGCACATTGAATCCGAGCAGTACAAAGCAACCTGCATGCCGTCAACCATTGACGATGTGCAGCCGGGCGAGGTGCTAAGCACCACTTACGACGGGGTCGATTACACCTATCGCGCGGCTAACGCCTCGATCATTGATGGCCGCATGATTGATCTTGTCGGCCTGCGTGAGGTGCCAAGCGTCTTTACTAACTATGCCGTAGGGGGCGATCCTCGCTCTACTGATGGCTCTGTGAATATCCTTGGTGCAACAATCCTTTGGCCGCTTGATATCCCTTTGTTGCGAACCATTGATAACAACCCAGGGGTATATACTGCTGGAACAAGTTTTACTGCTAACTGGCCAGGGGCTGAGATACAGCGTAGTTCTGACGGCCTGAGCTATTCATACGTCGAAACACTGACTACACAGGCGGTAATGGGTACGGCAGTCGATGCCCCAACAACTGGACGGGCTGGGTTCTGGGATACCACCACCGAGCTGACCGTTAGATTGATTGCTGGGGCGCTGTCCAGCACTACCCGTGATGCGCCAAGCTATGCGGCGTGGGGCAGCAATGGCAATTTTGAGATCATTGCTTTCGTCACTGCCTCACAGAATACAGATGGTAGTTGGGCTGTAACCGACTTGGCCAGGGGGTTACGCGATACTCAAGCCGCAGTCGGCAACCATGCGATTGGTGACCAGTTCGTTGTTCTGGATGAAACTACACTTGGCAGGGTGGTCTATGGTGCGTCAAGCATCGATGCCGTTGAGATCCTTCGAGGGATCACACTGGGCCGCACGGCAGCCAGCGCCATTGATGTACGCTATACCTTCACGGCTGAAGCCTTAGAATGCTTTGCACCAACACGGCTACATGGCGAGATTGACGGGTCAAGCAATTGGGATCTTGAATGGATGCGGCAGGACAGGCTGATCGGCAGGGCCTTCTGGCAAGTATCGAATTCGGAATCAGCCGAGACATACCTAGTAGAAATTCTTGACGATGCAGATACCGTGGTGCGCCCTGTCACAGTGACCGGGACAAACATCTACCAATACAGCCACACTCACCAAATCGCAGACTTTGGAGCGGTGCGTGATGAGCTGGCCTGGAGGGTGTCGCAAGTCTCGGCCCTAGCAGGCAACGGCCACTTAGCTACTTCTAACATAGGACTGACGCTCGACTATCCAGGAGCGGTACTGGCTGAGTCGTCTTTGATTTCCTACCACAGGCTTGATGAGACAAGCGGGACCACGGCAGACGATGCAGGCTCAAGCAGTTACGACCTGACCTATGCGGGCGGGTATACGCTGGATCAATTCCCTCTAATCAAGACCGGCAAATGCGTCGATTTCGATGGGTCGGACGCGCAGGTATACGGGGCTATATCCCAATCCGTTTTGCGTAGCGTCAAATGTATAGAATGTGTCTTTGAGGTAGACGCCTTCCCAGGCAGTAACTATGCGTTGCTTGTTGGGCATGATGCGCCTAGCGGTTATTACTGGAAACGCTGGCTTGTGGTTGGCTCTGATGACAAGGTTCATTTCTTAGGCAACGTGGCTGCTTCAGCTTTTAGTGTAGACGTGACCGGAGCGGCACTTTCAACCGGCACCAAGTACCACGTCATCTGTAATTTCAGCGGGATCACTGACGTTGACATCTATATCAACGGCGCGTTGTACGCGACAGGAACCAGCGGCCTGTCATGGGCCGGAACGCTTGACCAATTGAGTATCGGCAAGAGTACGGCCTTTACCACCATTGCAACCATTGATGGGCGCATTGATGAGGTCTCACAATATGACGCAGAACTTGACGCAACCCAACGCGCTAACCACTTCGCCCGAGGAGGCGTAGCCTAATGTCAATCGAAATGCCAGCCAACCCGGCCAATCCTGAAACCGTCTTCAACAGTATTACTATGGGCTACCTGTCCAAATCAGCGGCAGGAGGCGCTACGGTCACGCTCAGCGATGTTGAGGCACAGAATGCAATACATGAGTACACCGGCACACTGGGCGTTAATACAGACGTTGTGGTGCCCGCTGAGGGGAAGATTTATTTTGTGCATAACAATACGTCAGGTGCCTACACCCTGACCGTTACCACCAGTGCCGGGTCAGGCGTGGCGGTCACCCAGGGCGACAAAGTTATCCTCGTTTGTGATGGCACAGACGTAGTGGCTTGGACTGCTGAGCTATGATCCTACTCTGCTTGCCTTAGCCAGGCCGGTACGTCTATAGATGTTTCATGTTCGTCCTTTTCATGTTCTCCCCAGTCATTCCCGTTGATGGCAAACAGAGCGACCGTGGATGCGCCGACAGCAAAGCCGCATGCGCTTGAAATCAGTATGCAAAGTATGTCCATGTTTCCCCCTAAAAAGGTATGTCATCATTCAAGGCTGGTTGCGCCTCTGGTTGATGTATCGGCGGCGCATCCTTTTTCTTTACTGAAAAACTGAGTGCTGGTGCATTTGGGCTGGCGTCTGGCTTGCGCTTCCATGCCGATACCCAGAAATCAACGCCTTCCACATTCAGCGACCCGGTAAAATCAGGGTGTCGGTCAGTGGTTTTCTTTTCGTTCTTCCAGATTGATCCACGGTTTGTATTGTCATATTCCATCGTTTGACTCCTTGAATTCCACGTTGTGATCAGTGCCAAAGGAGAATATCAATTCCATCAGGTCCGACATTTCCTGCTTACTGATCTTAGATGTGTGCAGGCCGAGAAAGACAAGCCCACCTTCTATACCTGGCACTGCTCTTTGTTTTCTCAGTGCTGCGGTGAAAACGTCCTTCCAATCTTCAGGGCTTAACTTTTCACCATGCCACATTACTTGCTTGCTGATCTCCCGCAGACTCGGCCACATAAGATCGTTCTGGGCCGCTGTGCGCCCGTCAGCGAGGTCTACAGTGATAACGTATGGCTTTATATCTCGGCGCTGGGCCATACGCTCTACCAGTGCGATATGGTCGCCCATGTTGTTGACTTCAATTCTCATTGGCTACGCTGTGCGCCAGTTCGCGAATCTGTTTCTTCTGGCTTGAGTTAAAGTAATTCCAAACGAATTGCAACATCGCTTCGTCGCTCTGAAGTTCGTCGCGAAGTTGCTTCAACCCGAGCGCGTCTTCGTTATACAGCGCGTCCTGCATTAGCTTGATGTATTCCTGCCCCTTGGTACGGTTTACCCTTCCCGCAGGCTTTTCCGCCGCCTCTACCGCTGCATTGCCGTCATCATCCTCCGAAGAATCTACGCTTGGAACGCCAGCCATTGCCTGCAATCCATAACGGCGCCCGTAGGTGATCGCGCTCCCGTATCCCTGTGCGTCTGCTTTGGTAGGCGGCAGAATGCAATCGCCCTCGATCCATTCCCCCGAGCTGTGCATGATCCGGGTAGTGACGCAGATGTTTCCATCTGCAAACCCTGGCGACTGCACAAACGACAGTCCATGCAGGGCAAAGGGCTTGCTAATCGCATCCATGACCGCAGTCAGGTCACTGTATTTGCTCTTAAAGAAAGGGTTATCTGCTGACTTCTTTGCGCCAGTCATCTCGCTTTGAGCCTTTCCAAGTGCGTCGGCTAGTGCGGCGATGCTTTCAGACGTTCGCATAATTCCTCCAGAAGCGTAGTTCATTCTTCATCCACATTGCATCGCGGGTACTGCATCCGCTGATGCGTAACCATTCTTCGATTGAATCGGCTATGTGATCTGCCAACACTCGCGGATCTTCTTCAACAAGAATTTCGTCAGCCAGTTCGGACAGCTCCTCTATCTCTGAATCATTCATCAGAATCCCCTATGGCGAGGTTTTCGACGTCATCGGAAAAGGCGGAGATACTCATCTCGCTTCCAGACTCATCAGTAAACGTGATGCCCATTACCCAAGTGCCTGTACTTTCAAGCTGGACTGGATTTTCTACCTTGATTGACGCGATCTTGTGTAGCATCAGGTTGTTAAACGACTGCATTACATCACCCCCATATCAATCAATACATAGATGGTGAATGCGAGGCCAGCAAGGCCGTATACGCTCACCATGACGGTCACTTCTGGTTCTGTTTCCCAAGGTTTCATTTATGCGCTCCCTATTATTTTGACGCCTTCAGGCAGGCGGCGGATTGCTGCAGGGTGCTTGCTGACCGTGATCCAGTCGTCATGGACGAGCGCTTGCAGGTATCGCCAGCTGCGTGTTTGGACAACCCGAGAACGGGTTGATAATTGGTAGATTTTCATTCTGTTTCCCCTATCCATTCAAACTCAGCCAGACAGCAGTCGGACACATAGTGGCCTGTGTGGTGCGTGCCTGATTTTCCATGCGTGCAGTGCGTGCCCGCATAGTCAAAGGTCTCTTCGACTATCTTGCATTCGTCGCCACAATCCAGGCATCTGTATTTGTCTTCGTACATTAGTAAGTGATTACCTTGTCACCATTAATAGTGGTATGGACGCCAGGATAGAAAACTTTGCGGCGATCGTCGGCATTCAGATCGAGTGCGTTTGCAATTTCTGCTAGTGACTCAAAAACCAGCGCATTGCCTTCAGGATCGTAGGTCTTATATATGTTGTTCATCTTCGTTTCCCTCGTGTTTTCGATTTCCGTATAAAGACTATAGCCGCTTTCTACACTTATTCCAACTTTTTTCTTCACCTTTCCTTCACCTTTCTGCTATGCTTACCGCAACGGCAACCAAGAAAGAGGTGAGAAATGCCAGATCAGTTAGTCAAGATGCATCTAACCCTAACGCCTGTACAGCGGGCCAGGGTGATCGATGCGGCTCGGAGCCAGGGGTTTGTAACACCTACACAATGGATACGCTCACAGCTCATGCTGGCGGTCGAGCGGGTGGAAAATAAGCGGGTATCAGGATGAGCGGAACATTTGTAACAGCAGCACAGGCTGAAAGGATGGCAAACAGAATCCGGGTGCTTACAGCAGAAAACACGCGGCTGCGGTTAGCCAGTTCCAATAAGTGCAGTAAATGCGGCTGGCCAAAGCCAATATCATGTGAGATGTGCGGCCAATTCTACGAATCGCTAGATGAAGCACCGGGGGCGGAGGAATGAACCGATGCGGGAGGTGCAGATATTTCTTTGCTCATGCCGAAACTTGCCGACGAAATCCCCCGATAGGTCAGGGTTGGTCGCGGGTAAACGAGCATGACTGGTGCGGTGAATACAAAACGGCTGCGGTCGCGTTTGTTAAGCCTTCGCTAACCGAGGTTAGCAATTACTGCGCAGGGCGAAAGAACACCGTCGATCCTTTAGCATTTTTTAACTTTTATCAGTCTAAGGGGTGGATGGTCGGTAAATCGAAAATGAAGGACTGGAAGGCGGCGGTCCGAAACTGGGAAAAAATCGATGAAAAGCGTAAAGGATCTGGCAAGCAAAGCGCTACAGAGCGAAACGCAGACTTGCACGGTTATCTCGACTCCAAGATCAGCGGGTAAACCGCTGAGAGAGGATTGGACGGCCGCGCTGTTTAAGAAATTCGCGCTGATCTACGGGCCTTTATGGACTTCAAGGCTGGGTACGCAGCAGCAGACGGACGATATGCTGAAGACGTGGGCAGAGGGCTTACGCGGCCTGACAGGCGACGAAATCAAGCAGGGACTGGACTCATTGCCAGACATGCCGCCTTCGCTGCCGCAATTCAGGCATCTGTGCAGACGGTATCTGGTAGCGGCGCACAGGCCATTTCCGAAAGCGCTCCCAAAGCCGCCACCTGATTACGCGGTAGGCAGGGAGCATATTAGAAGGATGAAAGAGACACTAAAAAAACGCCCCGGCGGAGGGAGCCAGGGCTAAGAGGGAAACTACACAAAGGAAATCGAGGGAAATAATAGCATGATTGACGATCCAATGAATTACACAAAGGCGCGGCGGGGAGAATCCTGCAATGCAAAGCTGACTGAAGCAGACATAAAACTGATTCGTGGAGCTGTTATCGAGCGCAACAGACTGCGCGAGGAAGCTAGACGATTATCCAACAAGGCGCTCGCTGAAAAATTCAGTGTCCACTTTCGCACGATTGAAAAGATCACATCTTATGAGACATGGAGTCACATCCGATGATTCATCTTGCTTTATTTTGCAGTGCATTTGTAACCGTGTTCTTGCTTGGCATTCAGCAACAGAACGTCATCGGAAAGCACTATGTTGCGGCAGTGATCACTTCATTCGGAATCGGGACAGCGCAAATATTGCTCTGGCGTTTGGTTCCATCTGCTGATTGGTCGCAAATAATAGCGACATTATGCGGCGGTCCGATTGGGATCGTTTGTGCAATGAAATATCACGGGCGCTTAGTTGCTTGGCTTCCTAACCTATGGATGGTTACAGAGAAATGAGCTATACAGACTTTATTGATCATAAACTGGCAAACTGGAAGCCAGTCGGCTTTGATTATGAAGGCACGTTATCGGGCGATTTGTTCCCGCATCAGGATGCCTTAGTACGCTGGGCTTTGCGATTAGGCCGTGCCGCTATCTTTGCTGATACTGGACTCGGAAAGACGCGCATACAACTTGAATGGGCTGATGTTGTTGCTCGCAAGGAGAACGGCAGCATCATGATTCTTGCCCCGCTGGCCGTTGCTGAACAGACCGTAGAAGAGGGCGCAAGCATCGGTGTTGATGTGGTCCATGTGCGCGAGGATGCGGAGATCGGTGATAAGCAGGGGATCTACATAACCAACTATGATCGACTGCACAAGTTCAACACTGATCGGTTCATCGGTGTCGTTCTTGATGAATCCAGCATCATCAAACACCATGACACAAAGACACTTGCTAACCTGCTGGTAGCCTTTGCAGAAACCCCATACCGATTATGTGCAACGGCAACGCCGGCACCTAATGATTGGACTGAGCTAGGGACACACGCAGAGTTCCTGGGGATATGCTCACGGTCTGAAATGCTCTCCGAGTACTTTGTGCATGATGGTGGTGAAACTCAAGTCTGGCGATTGAAAGGTCATGCAAGAAAAGCATTCTGGAAGTGGGTTTCATCATGGGGCGCGATGATTCGCTCTCCTGCAGACCTTGGATACGACGCAAGCGCGTATGAATTGCCGCCAATTAATATCACTCAAGAGACAGTCGGCACAGATGCTGAAGCATCCGAGGGTATGTTATTCGCTCTGGAGGCATCGACACTTTCAGAACGACGGGCAGCGAGAAAGTCAAGCATCAAGTATCGGGTTGAATCCTGCGCGGATGATGTGGCAAAGAATGATGGTGCATGGATTGTATGGTGCGAATTGAATGCCGAGGCGGATGCGCTCAGGGCGGCGATACCTGATGCAGTCGAGGTTCGTGGAAGCGACATCATTGAAAAGAAAGAGCGTGCCTTGCATGACTTCGCAGCAGGCAACATCCGCGTATTGATTACCAAGCCAAAGATCGCTGGATTCGGTCTGAACTGGCAGCATTGCCAGAACGTGGCATTTGTTGGCGTCACTGATTCGTTTGAATCCTACTACCAGGCCGTTCGCAGATGTTGGAGGTTCGGCCAAAAATACCAAGTCAACGTGCATCTGTATGTATCTGAAATGGAGGGGTCAGTACTTGCCAATCTACAGCGCAAGGAGCGTGATGCACTATTGATGTTTGAGCAACTGAGCGCAGAAACACAAGAGGCTGTCAGAGACTCCGTATTGTCTAGCAGTCGACACACTAACGAATATATGGCAGCGCATCGCGTTGCTGTTCCTGACTTTTTGAGGGCGATATGAACTGCATAAATCAAGAATTTGGTAAAGATTGGGCGATGTATCACGGGGATTGCGTCGATGTGCTGAAGGGCATACCTGATGCCAGCATCGGCTATTCAGTATTTTCGCCGCCATTTGCGTCGCTTTATACCTATAGCAACAGCCCGAGGGACATGGGCAACAGCAAAGGCGATGACGACTTTAAGCAGCATTTCGGGTATCTGGTTGATGAGTTGGCGCGAGTGATGATGCCAGGGCGCGACGTTTCATTTCATTGCATGTTGCTCCCATCATCCAAGGTTAAGCATGGTGTTATCGGGCTTAGAGACTTCCGCGGCGAACTGATCAACGCATTTATTGACCGCGGGTTCATTCACCATAGCGAGGTTGTTATCTGGAAAGATCCAGTGACCGCCATGCAACGCACCAAGGCACTAGGGTTACTGCATAAGACGGTGCGGAGCAATGCAAGCATGAGTCGGCAGGCCATACCTGACTACCTGATCACGATGCGCGCCGCTGGCGATCCAGTTGACAAGGTTACGCATGATGCTGCTGATTATCCCGTTGAGAAATGGCAGCAGATCGCATCGCCGATTTGGACCGACATCAACCCGAATGACACGTTGCAGTACAGGTCTGCAAGGGAGCATGACGACGAGCGGCATATTTGTCCGTTGCAGCTTGAGGTGATTCGCCGTGGCGTTGAGTTGTGGACTAATCCGGGCGATACGGTTTTAAGTCCGTTCGCTGGCATCGGGTCCGAGGGTTATGTGTCGATTGAGTTGGGGAGGAGGTTTATCGGGGTTGAGCTGAAGGAGTCTTATTTCAACCAATCTGTCGCTAATCTGCGGTCTATGAATGACCAAATGGGGTTGTTTTGAAAAAAGGCCAACGCGCACCATCGGTCGATACGGTTTACCGCATGACGCTTAAATGCCCATGCGATAAGTGCATCAAAAGAACGGACTGCAAAACGGAGTGCCCTGAATTCAGGGAGTGGACGAATGAATATACGAGAGGGAATAAGAGAGGAAACGATGATGAGTAGCTTCATACACAAAACGAGGGAAATGAAAATGAAAGAAGAACGCGTGATTCAAATTGAGACCATTGATCCAAATTATGCCCGCCGATTATTACAAGCTAATACGAACAATTTTAGGAAAATTGATGCGCATCGCGTTGAGCATTATGCAAAAGATATGAGAAGCAGTAGCTGGGAATTAACAGGTGACACAATAAAAATTACTAACGGTGTTCTTATTGATGGCCAGCATAGATTGCTTGCGGTTATCAAGTCTGGGGCTAGCGTTCAGATTCCTATTGCTTGGAATATCGCAGAATCAGGCATGTTTGTTGACAGGGGTAAAGCTCGAACAGTTGCCCAATGGCTGGCCTATACAGGAATAAAAAACGCAAAAAATATGGCCTCTGCAGCCAAACTATGCATTCAATATGAAAAAGGCTTATGGGACAAAAAGACTTTAGATATCGCGGCTTATTCTGATATCGAAATCATCAACTATGCAAAGCAATACCAAGAAGAATTGAGGGCGTCATTGCATATAGCTAATAAAGCAAACGGCTTGATATCTATGACAACGGCAACGGCCATTATTCATCTTTCTGCTGGGAAAGGAAATCCGGCAGATGATGATCTAATAAACTGGTTTTGGAGTGGAGTCGGTGGCAAGGGATCGCTTACAGATGGAGATCCGCCGCTAGCGTTAAGAAATCGTCTTGTTGCTAACAAGACAACTGGTGTGACTTCAATGCCTCACCAAATTATCAGATGGATCGCAACAAAGGCATGGAACAAGACGGTTGATGGAGAGCAAATTACAGGTAACAGCTTGCGCATAAGAACAGTAGGCCCAGTCAAAGACAGACTGCCTAAAATTATCCAGCTTTCATCTGATGCCTAAAAGAAAAACCCCCGGCGGAAACCGGGGGCTTGTCTCACCCCGAGGGAATAAATCATGTTCAGCGGCGATAGCATAAGGGTAGTGCATCCTCTTTTCCAAGAGGAAGATGACGGTTCGATTCCGATCTCGCCGCTCCAATTAAATGTGTCGTTTTGCAGTCCAAGTGTGTCGATTCAATTAAATGAATTATTCCACAGTAGATTGCCAAAGGTAGTTCAATCCAACATAACAAGATGCCCTCAACAAGCGTGTTTTGCTGCTGAATACAAAAACAGATTTTATGCATCTGCGATATGGACTACTCCCGTAGCAAGGATGTTGAACGGTCGAAATATGCTGGAATTAAGAAGATTGGCAATAGCCGACAATGCCCCAAAAAATACAGCAACGAGGATGCTTAAAATTATGCGATTAGAAATCAGGAAAAAGTTCCCGACTGTAAAAACGCTAATCAGTTATCAAGATACAGAAGTGCATACCGGAACAATTTATAAAGCCGCTGGTTGGCAAGCAGTGTGCAGTAGCAAACCTAGTGTTTCAGGATGGAACACTAGGAAAAGAAACAAAATGCAAACAACCGCAGAAAAAATCAGATGGGAGTACGAATTATGAGAGATCCATTTGCAGGGTATGACCAGTGGAAAACGGCAACACCGTATGACGACGAACCGGATGTTGATGCTTTGGAGGAGTTAGACAAGTGCATCGGAGAGTGCCAGGAACATATCAAGGTCCACAAAGAAATCTCAGACCTGACGAGGAAAGAAGAACTGCTACTCAAATATTGCATAGATGTAATGCATCTGGCGCAGGAAGAAATTGAAAACCAATAAAAGAAAAACCCCCAGCTTTCGCCGGGGGCTTGTCTCACCCCGAGGGATGGGGTAACTTCGGTGCTAACAGGTCTGGACCACCTGAAAGCGTCAGGAACAAATGAATTATGGCATATTCCACCAAGGAATCAAAAGTCTCGCCATATTCCCATTTGGAATACCCCGCTTAAAAAGGTTATGGCCGTGGATCCATCGGCGCTGTCAAGAAAGTGGGTCTGGAGTTGCTGGCAAAGATGGGGCCATACCGCGCACTGCCCGTCAGCCTTAGTGGAACGTGAGGAGAGGGGACCTGAGTACCTTGTTGGTATATACCATGAGGGAAAGGGCGGTAAATATGACCAGAGGGGTTGAAATGGCAGCTTATTATCGCAATGGGAAAGTGCAAATACAGGTGCGAATCCCAGGTAAAGCAAAGGCAAAACAGCGCTTTGCTGAAGACAAAGAGGCAGGGCGTATCAGGCGGGCTATCGAGGATAGGAAGATTCAGAAAGAGGTGCTTGGGCAGGATTTATGGTGAATGAGGGGAATCAAATGAACCAAAGAGAAAAAGAACAATGGGTATCGGACATGTGGGCTGCGAAGGCGCAGGGCAAGACGCTGCAGGTAAAAGAAGAGTGCATTTATCAGTCTAAAAAGTGGCGGGATGCTATTGATGGTCCGGGT